TATGGCACGATCTTGTGCGGGCGGCTGGTAATCACTAGTGAAGAAGACAGCAGTAGCTGCGGCCGTAGCACCAGATGGGCCAGCATACGTGGCATGAGATAAGGTGATGGTGTTATAGCCAATGCTCATCGTTGAAGTGCCTCGTCCATAGCATCACTGACCGCTCGCTTCAGATCATACTTATCCCGTAGCCAATCATCAGTCTTGCCCACATAGAACGGGCCAACTTGTCCAGTATTACGAGCTGTGCCTCGAAGTGTCTTAGCGATTGAGTGCTGAAGGATGAGACCGTACTCAGTACCTTCTTCACCGAAGCGGACGTTAGATCCGAACGGAGACGAGGCATTGTTGAGCTTGATCAATCCGCCTTCTGCATAATCTCGCTCAGTGGGACCTCTACCAACACCATGACCGGTGACGATGTTATGGAACTTGGCATCGTACTGACCAAGAGTATTCTTAATCCTAGCAAGTGCTTCCCTCAGTCTAGTAGCTTCTGGTCCGCTAACAGCACCACTGGTAAGCAAACCATTAATGAAACCGTAAGCAGCATTCAGACCAGAGATATTACCCTGGAGCTTTTGTAGATCACCAACAGTCTTAGCAGCACTGATGGCTTCTCTGATCTGGACATTCTTAGCTTCTACTGCATACTTCTCAGCATCAGCAGCAGCTTGCTGCAAGGCCTTCTTCTGTGCTTCCAGCGCTGCGATCTTGGCCTTACGGGCTTCTTCATCAGCCTTCTGTGAAGCAGCAAGTTCCTTCTGCAGCAACTTCATTCTTGCACTAGCCCCAGCCGCAGCTGCAGCATTCTTCATAGCTTCAGCGTTGTTAGCTAGGTCTACTTCTATCTGAGTCTTATCCCTCAGATCCTCTAGATGAGCCTTAGCAGCTTCGTCTTCAAGCTTCTGTCGCTCTTGGATATTACTGCGATTCTCTTGGGCTCTTCTCTCGATGAAGTCCTGAATGTTCTCGCCTTCATTACGTCGAAGGACTTGAGATTCCTTGTACTGAAGATCCAGCAACTTGTTGAGGCGATCCTGAGCATCCGCCTCTTTCTGCATAGCCTTCAACTTGGCATCTATAGCAGCGAGCAAGAACTTACCGCTGTATCTCTCTAAGTTGATAGCTGTCCCCATGAGAGCCAGTCGCTGCTTCAGCAGTAAGATAGCTCGTTCTTCACGGAGCTGAGCTTGCTGGTTGTTGTTCCCGCCACCACCGCTCTGTGCCTTATCTATCTGGTTCTGCAGCCTACGAGTTTTAGCACTGGGACCACTAGCTTGAACTGCAGAGATCTGAGAATCTATCCCAGCAGTACGAGTCGCGGCAGCACCACTGATGGCACCGACTAGTTGTTCCTCGGCGAAGGCAGCTAACTGTGCCGCCGCTGCAGCTGCCCTCTCAGCATTAGCTTTGTTGTAGGCTGCCCTGGCCGCCTCCGCATATACATCAGCAAGCTGCTTCTCGATCTCGATTTCTTTGGTGATGGCAATGTTCTTGTAGTAGGCGACATCAACGATACCGCCATCGAGGTTGATCGTCTCACCCTTGGCCTTGTTCATCCGAGTTAGTTCGAAATGAAGATCGCCGTTCGCTTTTGCTTCAGCGATTAGGTTCTGGGTGATATCCTCGATGTTTTGCTTCCTGACAGCATCAGCATGAGTATTAGCTTCGATGACTTCTTTCTGGGAAGCAACGGCATCCTTGACTTTGACATCAATGGCGTACTGAGCAAGCAGCTTGGTGGAAGCCTCATCAGCTGCAACGCCGATGGACTTCAGATACTCAGCAGCTGCCGCGTTAGCATCACCAGCGTTCTCTTGTGAATCTCTGAGCGCATTGACGGCATCGCCGACATCCTTGATGGCATCTCTAGCATGACGAGCTGGATCTACGATATCCAGCAAACCCTGACCAATGGCATCGATCGCAGCTTGGGCTGCTGCGAATCCCAATCCTACTACTGCACCACCGAAGATACCACCGACAGCACCTAGAGCAAGTCCACCCAGCCTAGGCGCGACGCTAGATCTAAGATTCTGGAACGCCTGTAGTTCTTTCTGCGTCCCAACCTGTTGCTTCGCTAGATTTACAGCTTCAGCAGCCGCGTTGTTGGCCTTCGCCATCAACCCTGGAAGGCCACGACGAATGTTAGCTTCCTGCGTGACAATCCTAGAAAGGCTACCACTCTTACCAAGCTCAGTATCAAGAGCCTTTAGTCGCTCCTGTCCCAGCTTGGTTAGAGTACCAGCATTCTGTACTGCCTGGAAATCACGCCTTGCAGCAGCGGGATCAGCAGCCCTAGATAGAACTCGCTTCCTCTCAGCTGCTAATTGATCAGCCTTCTTATTGGCCGTCTCAACTGCCTTAGCTGCAGACAATGACTTCCTAGAAGCGGCATCACTCTGAGACGTGAGATCATCTAGATCTCTTTCAAGTTGTTTGACGGCAGCTGAGTCGTATTGAGTTAAGAACTCAACAAGAATCCGCAAGCCACCTGCAGCAGTGCCCCTCGCACCACCGACAGCACCAAGAGATGTGGTGCCAAGTCCAGTTCTAGGTAAGCTCATATGGACCTGAGCCAATCTTGCTGTTCTTTGCTAAGTTCATCAATGTTGACGGACGACTTAGCTTCCTTACGTTCCTTGACGCTCTTGAGATACAGCTCCACAGGTTTGTCTGTGGTGAGGGCTAGTTGCCAGTTTCTTTCGTCCCAACGATCATCGATGAGCTGTTCCATCATCACCATCATCTCAGGGCGGGTCAGCTCTAGGGCTTCACTTCTACTGAGGCCAGCTCTGAGTAGTCTGGCGTAGACGTCATCTTCAGACCATCCGTCTCCGGCATCATCCCCGACTCCGAAGTGCTTTCTCCACCAAGCGTCGTCGGGGGCGGGAAGTTTGGGTCGACTAACGGCACCAAGTGCTCTAGGTTATTTACCTCAAGTGCTGCGATGACTAGTACAGCACACTCATCTCTGTCCGGGGCTTGTGGTTTGCTCCACTCTTCATGTGTGTTCTCTGGGTATGCTATGTCCAGAATGGGTTGCCAGTCCTTGATCTTGAGCTGCAGTTGGACTGCTAACTGCGGAATGTTGTCTTCAACGTACAGACGGACAGATTCATTAGCACCAGCTGCCTGTTCTTGGAGAACAGCGTTGCCAAGATCATTAGCCATCATCCAAGGAAGGGGCTTCGCCACAAAGACGCGACCGTCTTCCAATCCAACTTCGATGGGTGTCCGCCGAGCAGCTTGCCGCCTCTCAGCCATGATCAGACAACCTCGAAGATTCGACCGTATGCATCCTGCGGGTCGATGGTCGTGGCGATCTCCGGGAACATCCGGATCTCGAGACCAGGAGAAGCGGGATCACTCTTGTCGAAGCGGAAGGTCTTCTCACCGCCAGCGACAGCGCCTCGGCGGAAGACGAATGCGAGAACCTTGCCGTTCGTAGCCTTCGGGAAGACGACAGCCCAGCGGCCCTCTTCAGTTTTGTTATCGGTATCATCCATGTACCGCATGATCTGGGTGACGCCAGCAGTTGCGGATACCACAGTGGCAGCGCCGAGGTCGGCGATCTTAGCAACCTGAGCCAGGTTGTCCTGCAGGATCTCTGCGAGCTGAGTGGTGATCGTGTATGAACGATCCGTGATGTCCTGATCGTATGCACCGAGGATCTGGTCAACGTCATCTCGAACCTGGATGTCCAAGTTCTTGACGATGTTCACGCCACCTCGTGTGAGGCCCATCGGAACCCAGCTGGCTCCCGGCGCCCCTGTGGAAGCGTTGATCACGCCGTCGATGCTGGTCGGCATGTTGATTCCCGATGCCGCCCACAGAACCTTCGCTGGACCCCGTAGGGTCTTCATCAGATCGATACTGTTCTCGAGGATTTGCCTCTGGGACACCTGTTCCTCCTACTAGAACCTTCTGCGGCCACCGTAGTTGATTGTGACGTTCGGACCACCACCGCCAGATAACCCGTAAGTATCTGCAACATCGACGAAGCTACTGTCCGGGATGTTAGACGAGGTATCCAATCGCCTGATCTGTAGACCTCTGGTCATCGCCATAAGATTGCTCTCTGCCGCCAATCTTACCTCCGTTCCTGGTAGTGGGATGACTCCAGAGGCCACCACATCACTGTCTGGGATCCTGACGGCCCCTGCTACTCCTCGTTGAGTTTGTAGTTCTGAGAAAGCCTGGATCGTCTTATTAGTCGCTTCCGTGGTAAAGCTACCGCCCTCCTGTAGTACGATGTCTGAGATAACATCGGCTGCGAAGCCGGGATGGTTCACCCACAGTGGGTAGAAGAAGAAATCACCTTTCTTGTTTGCTGAAAGATTAGGGAATGATGCGTCTGGGGTGGCGAAGTCAACAGCGCCTTCCCTAGTGTGTAGAACTCTAGATTCTGCACCGCCCCTCCCCTGCATCCTTCCAGCTTTGAAGAAGGTTCCTCCTCTTGGTACCTTCAGACGACCTATCTTCTTCTGTGCGTGTGCGAAGGAGATGGCCCTTCTTGTGGAGACCTTGCTGACGGTAGTTTTACCCTTGGCGAACTTGAAGACGTCCTCAATCCCAGCACTGATAGCTCCCTTAGCGTAGATCCTGTATGGAGCAACTGGGAAACTTCTGAAGTATCCTTCTCCACCAAGATTGGTTAAGAATTTAGACTCTCTGTAGTTGACCATCGTAACGACGATGGCAGTTTGAACTCCCTTGCCATCTGCCGTTCCAACCTTCTGGACCTTGGCGAAGATTCCTCGCGACACCCTACCAGTGGCAGATTTGTTGTAAGCAATCGCAGTAGCTAATCTAAGTCGTGCCTGGATTAGATCAGCTCTCTTATCTGGATCTTCCAGAATGGACTTCGTAACTCTGGCGTTCAGTAGCCTTAGTTCCTCAGTAGCTTGCTGAAGCCCCTTGGTATTGATGTAGACGAATCCACCAGTTCCTTTTGGAGTTACCGTGCCAAGTTTATCTTTGAGAATCCTGACCTTGGCAAACTGCCCGCTTCTTGGTCCTGACCCAGCTGGGATTCGACGTTGGGCCATCAGTGCTGCCCAGGACCTTCTTCACTGGTAGACCAGATGACATCACAGCTGAACCCGGCTACCCAGACCTCACGATCATTGACCATGCCGAGATTCTCAGCCCCAGAGAATTCAACACCGCCGAACGCCATAGCTAAGATAGTGAACCCGGGATCGACCACAGGGTCGTCATGGTAGTTCTCGTGCATGTTCAGATGCTGGTGAATGAAGTGCTCAACAGCCCTTGCGTGTCTACTGCATAGCTTGTCAACCGACTCACTGCTGGTAGCACCGACGAGTCCATTGATCTGACCAAGATAGTTGTACGTGAAGAGCCCCTCTATATCTTCACCAAGTATCTTGCTCAGAACGTCTACACCATACTGAGGAAGGATATTATCCCACTCAGTCATCAATCCACCTACCACAGAGGTGGGGCTGATGTCCTTAGGAACTGTGAGTACTACGGAGTCTTGTCCATCGAACTCACTAGAGATCTGTAGCAGATAAGCTTCTATATGTGATCGGAGATGATCCGATGTTATCTTAGCTATCTGCTCTTGGAACATCTAGTTATTCCTAACATAGTGCTGCTCGACCTGATCCCTGAAGCTGGACTCGGTCCAAGGAACTTCGGTCAAACCCTCAGCTGGGATGCTCTCGCCGAGGTCTTTCTCTGTCTGAATCATTGCCTGAGCGGTGGCTCTGAGTTCTCTGGCGATGACTGAGGTATCAACGACAGTTTGTCCGAGTCCACCGCCGCCGGAAAGAGTTTGTCGCTTGGCAACCTTCGCAGCATCAGCTGCCCATGCAAGGAGGATGTGCGCCGCCGCGATAGTTGAGCTGCCGTCCTGATCAAGGAAGTACTGGATTTCAGCATCACTGAATACACTCCAGTAGTAGGTGAACTCCAGCTCAACACTTTGAGCAGGGATGGCAGTGAAGGCCACGATCCCATTGATCAGGTCGACGGTGTACTGTGCACCAACTGTCAGGAGAACCTGATTGGCCCTGACTTCTGGTGCTGGTGTAGCGAGAAGGTTGCTGGACTTGAGCTTGAAGTACTTATCAACCCCATTACCAACACCCTTCTCGCGAGTGATGATACTCTTGTCAGATGTCTTTAGCCTAACAGCTTCTATGTCATTCATGAATCACCCTCATTGCGTTTGGTGTTGGCTAAAGCACCTTGTAGTTCGGGCCATCCACCATCCTTCGTATTGGCGGCATCACCTTGAGTTTCTGGCCATCCGCCTTGTCTTGTAGATCCACTTGATGAAGCGTGTGTCCACGTCCACCCAGATCGCTCACCCTGCAGAAGTGGGATACCGAATGCCTCAGCACTCGAGATACCCACAGGGTAGATGAAGAAGGCGCCAGTTGTTAGCTTCGGGAGTCCGAAGAGTTCAGCCGAGGTTATACTGGGTGGAGCGATGGCCAGTTGTGGACGAACCGTGAGGATTGGTAGCCCGAGCAGCTCAGCTGATGAGATACCCCCTGGGATGATGTTAGATCTGGGTACTAGTGCTATAGATCCGAAGGACTCGGCCGTCGGGACACCAGTAACCGAGATTCTAGCTGTCCCTGGGATGATTACTGGGACGCCAAGGGCTTCTCCAGTAACTATACCTGTGGGACTGACACTCCCCGCGCCTGTGAGAAGCGTCGGGGACCCGAAAGTTTCAGCTGACGGGATGCCGAATAGAGCCTGATTGATGGTAACTGCGCCAGGAAGTAGGATCGCAGTACCAAAGACTTGAGCTGACGAGATCCCAGCAGCAGCGATGTTGACGTTACCTGGGATCAGGACGTGTGTGCCGAACGACTCAGCTGAGACGATTCCAGCTGGAGCGATGAACCTCGGTCCACCCAGTGATGTGAGGATGGCCGTGCCGAATGCTTCGCCGGACGCTATCCCGGTTGGGATAATGTTGACGTTGCCCGTGATGAGAGTAGCGTTCCCGAGTGTCTCGCCACTTCCTATTGCAGCTGGTAGAATGCTGGAGGTTGCTTTAAGAGTGAAGGCGCCGAACGATTCTTGAGTCGCAATCCCTGTGGGCTGGATGTTAGCGTTGCCATGCAGGAGTGCGATTGAACCGAACGATTCTTGAGTTGCGATTCCAGCTGGCTGGACAGTGAATGCACCAGTCAGCAGTGATGGAGTTCCCAGGGCCTCAGCACTAGGAATACCAGTCGGAATGATATTAGCATTTCCATGAAGCAGTGTCGGAGTTCCGACGGCTTCTTGACTGGCAATCCCCACAGGGAGTACTGCGGCAGTTGCTGTGAGAGTTACTGGTCCGAATGATTCCTGCGTAGCGATGCCAGCTGGTTGAATGCTGACAGCACCGTGCAGAAGAGTTGGATTACCGACCGCCTCACCAGAAGTGATAGCGAACGGTAGGATGAAGAATGCCCCAGTTGACAGCAGCGTGCTGCCGAAGATTTCTCCGCTGGTGATACCAGTTGGGAGAATGTTAACGCTGCCATGAAGTAGGGTCGGTGTTCCCAGGACTTCCTGACTACCGATCCCACTTGGCAGGATGCTAACACTGCCATGAACTAATGTGTGAGTGCCAACTGCCTCAGCTGTTGGTATCCCAGAAGGCAGGATAGAAACGGCTGGAGCTTGGCCAAGTACTAGAGTTGGTGTACCGACAGATTCAGCTGTAGCAATCCCAGTCGGCTGAATGTTGACGTTTCCGTGAACCAGCGTGACTGGATTGAACGATTCCTGTGAGGCCACCCCAGCTGGAATGATAGCAGCTGAGGTGACTAGTGTTGGAGTACCAAATGAACTGGTAACAACTCCAGCACCGAAGTACTTAGCTCTGAGATATCCCTCAACTAGTTGTCTATCAGAATCAGATAGTGCGTGATCATAGAGAATGACTTCCGCAACATCTGCGTTTGGAGTCTCAGCTGGAAGGGTCGGATCGTAGCCACCGATAGCGAGCATATCTCCGAAGGCACCACCGAAGCCTGAACTCAGGTAGTTTCCATCAGAGAATAGTCGTGAAGTTCCAGATACACCGTCAGCCGAGTACAACTTCCAGTTAGTGGTCTGGGCCGCCCGCATATCAGGGGTGAAGAAGCCGCCGTCGTAGCCGACATCCTCGAATCCATTCCAGAAGCCTAGAAGGAAGTTATTCGGTGGATAGATCGAGTTAACAACCCGACCCATGTTGGCATCACGGAGTCTAGCTACATAAGCAATCGTGTAGTTGTTCGTGACGCCTAGACCAGAAGTTACACGAACTCGACCCTCGTTGGTATTGAAACGAGCGATTGGCTGACCATTCAAGACGTTAGTAACTACTGATGGCGGCGGTGTTCCCACCATCGGTGCAGCTACAATGTCAGCTGGTAACCACCACAGGGCGAGCCCTGAGAGATCATCTGGAGCGAAGGCGCCTTCACCAGGAGCAGAGATGCTTGGCGGCAGGATATAGCTGGTGACAGTAGCCTTGACCAGAGTATGAGAACCGATGACCTCGGCAGATGCGATACCACTGGGGATGACATTGACATTCCCGGTGATCAGACTGAAAGTCCCGAACGACTCTTGAGTTGCTATCCCCACAGGGAGGATGCTGATTCCTCCGCGCAGAAGAGCTGGGGCTCCTAGTGCCTCAGCAGTCCCTATCCCTGTGGGAAGGATATTGACAGAACCGTGAACTAGAGTAGTGGATCCGATGGCTTCCGCTGACGCTATCCCTGTGGGAAGGATAATGACAGCGCCATGGATCAGAGTATGTGAACCGAGTGCTTCAGCTGATGCAATCCCGGCTGGGAGAATGGCACCGGCTCCAGTGATTAGAACTGGGAGACCGAATGCCTCAGCTGAAGGAATCGCGGTGGGCTGGATTAGTACCCCGCCACGAAGCAGTGTCGGTGATCCGAATACCTCGTCGGAGGGATCTCCTACTGGTAGGATGTTGACGTTACCGTGGATTAGAGTAGCAGCCCCAATAGCTTCACCAGAAGCTATTCCCGCTGGAAGAATGTTAGTAGCTGGCGCTTGAATCGCTAGAGTCAGAAGACCGAACCGCTGAGCAGTACTCGCCTTAGCAGCTGCATAGTGAGCTGCAACCTGAGCTGCGGTCAGTGCGTAGCTGTAGACAGCAGCATCATCGATGCTACCATGGAAGTAGCGAGTGCCGTTAGATGCCTGGCGCCCGATGTTAAGTTCATTGCCCGTATCTGTGAGAGTGACATTGGTATCAAGGATGGTGACATCAACACCATCAATGTAAACCTTGCGAGTAGAACCACTCTTGGTTCCTACGACGTGGTGAACAAGTCCATCAGCTGAGATACCTGGATTAGCGTGGGCGAAGATACCACCGCCATCCTGCCTCCACAGGACCTGCCCATTGACCGTGTTGTCGTCAAGCTGGAGCCCGTAAGCTCCACCTTTCATAACTATTGAGTCTAGATTTGCATCATTGGTTCGTCTGATCAAGGCTTCTACGGAGACTGAGTCACCGAGATCTAGCTTTGCATCATCGAGAATTTGAACGTACTGAGTAGATCCATCAAGAGTGATGGCAGTATCAGTCTCAGTAGTTCCGCCAGGTGCACCTAGTATTGGATTGTTGATGTATGTGCCATTGTTGCCGGAACCAGTTTCGTCCCTTGCAACTGTGCCACTGAGCTCACCCAATCTCCAGTAAGCTCGTGGATTGTCGGCAAGGACGGCTTGAGCATAAGGTGAGAATCTAGACAGGCTGTGGGCACGTGCTTGAGCTGGGGTTAGCTCAGTGCTATAAACAGCAACTTCATCAATGTATGCATAGGATGGGGCGACCAAGAGGCCGCGATTGTAGTAGTCGCCAACCGTCAGGATAGACGGGGCTGTTCCATTCCATACCGGCGTCGATCCCGCGACTGAGACATCTACACCATCGAGGTAAATCTTGGGGATAGCCGCGGAACCAGCAGCTTTAGTGACGAGGATATGGTGCTGCTGATTACTTGTGATTGGAACAGAAGAGTGAACTGCTTGGTTGTTATCATCATCTACATAAAGGAGATTATCACTTGACTGAATGTAGATGTTAGGGGTACCGGTCCCTGTCGAGAGAAGAAAGTAGTAGCTAGATCCAGATATACCATTACGTTTGAAGATTAACTCATACGACCACGGGTTGAAGCCGACTGGCAACGGTGGCGAAGCGACTGACATATCGCCACGTGTTCCAAGCGTCGGCATGAACAGCACTGATGGGCTGTCGTCATTTGGCAATAAGCTCGGTTGACCTAATGTGTAGTTGGAACCATTATAAGTTCCGTCTACTCCACCAACCTGAGCTACCGCGGTTGTACCTGTCTTATCTCCTAATCTCCAGTAAGCAACTGGTGAATCATCTAGAACAGCTTGCTTGTAGTCGCTGGCATAAACTATCGGCCTTGGTAGTATGAAGCTAGCTAAGCTGGCTGCAGCTACCAGGGTTGTAGAACCGAATGCTTCACCGGATGCTATACCTGACGGCTGGATTAGGACTGCTCCGTGGATTAGAGTAGGAGCACCTAATACTTCAGCTGACGCTATCCCTGTGGGAAGGAGGTTCTTGCTGTTCCTGACAACGAAAGTTGCGAACGATTCTTGAGTCGCGATCCCCACAGGGGAGATGACGACTCCGCCCTTCAGGAACGAAGGAGTACCTAACGCCTCGTCTGAAGGATCACCCACGGGTAGAATGTTGGTGTTGCCGTGGATGAGAGTCGCAGCTCCAACTACCTCAGATGAAGGAATAGCTGAAGGCTGTATGAACTTAGCGGGATAGGTCAGGACTAATGCGAAGGTTCCGAATGATTCCTGAGTCGCCAGACCAGTCGGAATGATATTGACTGGTCCGTGAATCAGTGTAGCTGTGCCGAATGCCTCAGCGGAAGCGATACCAGAGGGCTTGATGCTAGGAACTGATTGACTTAGAGATTGACTGAATGTTACGAATGTGTCGCCAGTAGCTCCAGAGGCACCAGCATAATAGAGAGTAACAGTAGTACCAGAGGTCGACGCGCCGTCTGGCGAATCGTCCGTTAAGAATCTAATACGAATTCTTTCATCGTCTGCGACTGCTAGGTCATCACCACTGACAAGAAATGAGGCGGCCGCTTCTGTGGCTGGAAGTGAGTTAGCTCTCTCACCCCAGGAGGTGGCACCCCATTCTGTTACAGTTGATCCATCGGCAGAGATTTTAGCAATCTCACAACGAATGGTTGTCCTCTGACCAGGAGATGCAATCCTCGCATTGACTCTAACAGCTCCACCTAAGGTGAAAGCTGCGAGTTTCTTGGTGAACCAATCAACTGGAGTACCAGCAGCGGTATCTGTGACTTGGATCGGTGGTACCCAGCCAGTAACAGTGTTGGTGACATCAGTCTGAACACCAGCACCACGAGAAGTCCACGCTTCTCGACCTACGAATGGGAATGTCCCAAGAGTGCTCCCAGCGGAGAAGTCATCTAATCTAAATGTCGTATCATTAGAGAAGATGGCTACTTTGCCAGCACTCATATACGTGAAGTCTTCAGCTGCAGCAGCTAAAGTCCAAGAACCACCGCTGGGCTTGTACCAAGCTTCAATAGAGCTACCGTAGCAACGAATGCCAAGCTGAGCTCCGAGCGTGAGAGCGGTGATAGTGACAGTAGCTAGAGTGGTAGAAGCAGTGGCGACAACTCGCTGAACAACGATAGTACCCGGAGTACCATGCGTGTATCCAACACGGTAACCGTTGTATGTACCAGCTCCACCCTCAGCAGTAATCCTAGCGATGAGGCCAAAGTTATTTAAGCTGGCCAGTGCCGTTTGAACAGTGATAACGGCTTCAACATCTGGACCGAAGTTAGCTGGAGTCCAGTAACTTAGTCTGATTGAACCAGCTGTGTTACTGCAAACTCCATTGCTGAGCCTCTGAAGCGGACCCTGTGAAGTATTGAGGCTCGCCCAGTTCCCACCTTCAGAGAGCGGACTCTCATCAGCTCCAGTGAAGCTGGATACTAGTGAAGCTGCTGATGGTGCAAAATCAGTTGCAGTATTTGTTGGAAAGACCTGCGTACCAGCTGGTTCAGAGGCGAACGTGACATTCTCAGTCAGCTGGATCCAAGAATCACCAGTTACACCAGCAGTTCCTCCGTTATATGTAAAGTTGGTAGCAAAACTCGAGGCCATAGTTCCGCCGCCGTCCGAGAAGTATGGACGGAAGCGAAGTCTATCGCCTTTCTTAACAACGACTCCAGCAGCAGGAGTAGTTGCAAAGTTGTTAACCGCATCAACAGAAAGTGCTAATTCAGTCGAGTTATTGGATCTAACAATCTGAGTAATCGCGCCTGTCTTGCCATCGATTACATCAAGTACACCATTGAGGGCAGCATTCGCCGACATGCTCGACTCATAGCCCCAGAGGTTCCAAGTGACGGAACCAGAGATGGTGACCGCAGCAGCTACCGGGGGTGAGACGAAATCCATTCCAGATGCTGGATAGCCAACCTCAAGACCAGCTGAGACGAGAACAGGACCAGCGATGGTAGTTATTCCACCGCCCTGATTCGATGCACCGGGGGTTGTTTGCAATCCTCTGGTAGCCCATGGAACAGCTGTTCCACGCATATTGGGAGTATTGGTACCAGAACCCCAATCACAACCGACGCCTGATGGAGCTCCACCAGCCAATTTAGGATATAGCTTGGTAGCCATCAGCTAGTCCACCATCTTCGCCACGGGCGCCATTGAGGTCGAGCTACAACTCGCCTCAGAGGCCAGCCATCTATGACGAAAAGAGCAAGCTTCCACCAGGGTGTATTCCATACATCCTGGAGCTTCTCTAGCTGACGAACACGATTAGCAAGCTGTCCGACATTCACCCACAGAGAAGTAACATGAACGTCCGCATCTTCAATTGTATTGATCTGACGGGTGTCCATGTTCTGCCCATCACCTAGTTGTGGGGGCAGCTGGTGAGAGCTACCCCCACAGACACCCGTTAGAGCTTGAAGATCTTGTTCGCCGTGTTGTCCCACTGGGCAGTGATGTCGCCGCCGTTCGGGCCGACCGGTTCACCAGTCGCCGTGTCGATGTAGGCGATGAGCTGCCAGTCAGAACCATTCGCGGTAGCTGTAGAGACGAAGAGGAGGATCGCACCAACGGTCGGCCCAGAAACTGCTGTGAAGACGGTGTCAGCGGCATCAGCGATACCAGCTGTGGCAGTCTTGGTTCCAAGCGATGGAGCGGAGAAGCCGACCCGAGCACCAGTAGGAACTGATGCGAACACCGTGTCCAACGAAGCATTGAACACGTAAGCGGTCGGTAGGTTAGCGATCGAGACCAGCTGAGCTCGAATTGGAGCGTTCAGCCAGTTGATTGATCCCTGAAGGAATGCGTTTCGGCCGGTATCGTATAGAGCATTAGCCATTTAAGAAGCTCTCCCACTGAATGGATCTTTCGTCCCAAGAACGGGCTGGGGCCGATTTCTTGATCCTCTTGCGAAGACCGTCATCTTCTTCCTGGTTCATCAGGTGGATCACAGCGTTAGCATAGGCCTGTTGAACTGATGGGTCATGGACATCACCCTCAATATCTATTCCACCCTGAACAGTTTCACTCAGGCCAGCAAATCTGTTGGTGACCGGGATGCAACCCGCCAGCTGTGCTTCAACAGCGGTGATGCAGTAAGTCTCGGGGAAGTATGTTGGGTAGAGCCAGATGCTGGACTTGGAGAATTCTTCAGCAAGTTTATCTTGTGGAATCCTCCCATGCTGCACCACGTTCTTGCTGTTTAGGAAAAGCTGGTCCATTCCAGACTTGAAGTTGACGAGTTGGTCGTAGCCTGGTAAGGAAGCTGCCTTGTTGAAGCTGTCCCACCCGTAGAAGACGTGCAGTTCAGCGTCTGGGACGGCTTCCACGATCTTAGGCCAGATTCGGTCCAGTACGATGTCCAATCCCCGATCCGGACTCGAGGAGTAGATGACTCGCTTGGGATTTCGTATCGCCTTCTTTCGGAAGAGCTCACGGTCAACACCATTCCCAATGATGTGGATCTTAGACTCATCGATGAACGGATAAGTCTCGATCACGTGTTCTTTGTGCCACTGTGTCAGAACAATGAATGAGTCGAACTCCTTAGCCCGAGCCTTCGTTAATCGATCTCCGTAGTCGGTATCATGCATCCACAGGGCCAAGTGCTCGGTGTTGATCTCCCAATCTGCGGCCTCAGGAAGCCTCCAGGAGATGTAGAGGTCAGAGTGTATTTCGGAACGGAAGTGGTCCGTGGGGCGATAACAAACCCCATTGTAGTAGCCCGGCTCGTCGATGGGGTTGTAGACGATCGGCCTGCGATTCTTCTTAGCGAACGACTCAGCAAGCCTGATAACCGCCGTCTCAGATCCACCAAGCCCCTTCTCCTTGAGCTTCTTTGGTCCCCATTCCTCGAGTCCTGATTGAGCGCCTATGATGATTGTCTCACCGAGCTGGACGCCAGGCTTGTAATCAGCGAAGATCCACCCCGTGGGTCCCCATGATTGCTTGTACAAATTCCAGATCTGACCACGACGACTGAGCAGACGCTCGATGTCGAACTGGTCAAAGATTCTGAGGTGCCCCTTGGGCTCATCCTTATCCCAGGCTGGGATGTTACCATCTTCCCAGGACATATAAGGAGTAGTGAGTGCGATATGATTAGCTGTCTTCTCGAGCCTATCGAGTGTGGCAGCTGGATTGACTACGTGCTCGATGATTTCGAAGAAGATGGCAAGGTCAGCTTTGTCACCTTCCCACCCTCCAATCTCATCAACGTTACCGACTTGGAAACGAGCGTCAATTCCCCATTCTTTAGCTCGTAACGACGCGAGTTCCGTACAACGAGGGTCAAGGTCGAACCCCGTGACGTGGGCTCCGAGTTCCCTGGCGAGGGGGAGGGCAATAAAGCCATCCGAACACCCCCAATCCACTACTGTCTTAGCCTTGATCCGCTTGCCGACTTCTATAGCGAACTTCATTCGTGGATAATTGAGCCAGTCAGGATTGTTGATCGACTCATCGGGCATGGGTACCCAATGTGGATTGTCGTTGTAGAAGTCAGTCATGATCTGCGGATTGTCGATATGCGCTGTCTGCGACATCGACCGCTGCCAGACTTCATGGATAGTGGTGCTATTCTCGATCTTCTTTGGCACCACGTCGAATAGCTTGCGAACCTTGAGCCACTCGTCGTTCCGACCGAGATGTTCCCTGAGCGTCAGAAAGGCAGACTGAACTAGATTAAGCTCAGCCGACTGACGGAGTAACCTGATCTGCTCTGCCACAGCTGGGTCTGGCTTGAACTCGTAGGCATTCTCGTAGTTTCTCAGCGCCATCTCGTGGTCACCGAGGTGCGTGTAACAGAGGGCGATGAGCAGAGAAGGCTCGTACGTGTACTCAAGCGGATTCGTGATCAGCATGGTACGAGGCTTGGGCTTTGAAACCCCAATCTTCAAGTACTCGAGTGCAGCTGCCCAGTTGTTCAGAGGCTCAGATGAATAGGACTTCGCGAGAGAGAAGTAGGCATCTGGCCAGTCGGGCAGCATCGCAATTGCATCTGTGGCTGCCCTGATAGACCGATCGATCTCACCAATACTTCGCCAAGCATGCGAGATGCGAACCTGTGCCTGATACTTCTCCTCGTCCCAGCCGCTAAGCTTGACGAATCGCTGGAGATGAAGAATTGCTTCTCTGATCTCTCCACGACCAAGATTCTCGGAACCGAGATACACCAGCAGCCTAGGATCAGGATTAGGCTCTGAGTCCTGGAGCTGCTGATACAGAATCTTCAGGTTTCGGTCAGGCTCATGCTTCATCGGTGGCTTGTGGTGAATGACCACTACGTCGTCAAGCTTGAGCGGGACGGTGACGAACTGAGGGATCAAAACCTCGTGGACCTTGCCAGCCCACTTCCAGTCCACAGGGAGCTCTGGGTGCCTCTTGACCAGTCGCTCACGAATGAGATAACAGATCGTCATCCCACTATCATCACGACCGTAGTCGTAGCCCATGTAGAAGGCGTCTGTGTTGGGATTGTTGTCGATATACCCCTTCAGCTTCTCGCCGCCGTAGAGGGTATCATCCCCATCCAACCACAGGAAGTACTCGCCCGTGCACCGTTCGAGAACCAGATTCCTCGCTTCTGAGAAATCCTCGGTCCACTCGATGTCGAAATACTCGATGTTCTCCCACTTCTTGATGATGTCCAGAGTATCATCAGTGGACTCCCCAGCTAACCCGATAACAATCTGGTCAACATAGGGAGCCACCGATTCCAGTAAAGCTTGTAAGGTACGACCCTCGTTCCTTACAATCATGCCTAAGGAGATAGTTGACACGCCGCCGCTCACTTTCAATCATAGTGCATAATGCACGGTGGATAGGAGGGGAGCCCCAGGGAGGACGAGAGCTCCCCTCCGTGACGGTTTACGGAACCAGAGCTGCCGCGATCCCGCGCCATTCGACTGGCTTGAACGAGAAGTCGTGGCGGAGCTTCCATGCGATCTCGTCGAAATCGAACGAGTAGGGATCGTTGCCGCCGAGCACGGCCTTGACCCCAGGATCGCGGAGGCCGATGAACGGGGTCGAGTTCCCATTCAGGGTGACCGCTGCGAGGAAGCCCAACGGGCCCTTCAGATCAGAGGCCATGTAGTAGTTGTTGGCGTCCGTGAAGAATCGCTCTTCGATGACGTTGAAGTGACCCTGAACCATGTTCGCTTCCAACTGGTTGGACGCGTTCGGAAGAAGCTGGTTCGTGGTCAGGGCAGTGGAGATCCACCGAAGCTCCACAGGGAGGATGAGTGTGTAAGGCCGACCAGGAGTCTGGATCTTGTAGCCTTCGTCATCTGTCTGTGTGTCGAGAAGAAGCTCCATCGCCATGAGCAGCTGCATCCCGGCCACGTTCGGCGTCATAGCTGTGGCAGCCCCGAGGTTGCCGTGGGCTGAGCTGAAGAGGGCGTTCCCGTCGTACATCGTCGGGTTGGCCTGGAACTGATTGACGGCGGCATCCTTGCTCATCGTGCGAGCAAGAGCTTCAGCTGCCAGGGAAGGCAGTTCCGCGATCTTGTTGAGGCGATCCGAGATGACGAGCTGACGGGTGACGGAGAACCCGGCACCGTACTCCTTGAGCTTCAGGGTCTCCCCGTCGAACTCACGGATGGTCATCTCATCGTAGGGACCGCTCAGAGCCTTCTGAGGGATGTCCGGGAACCGACCGAAGCGGGAACTGGTGTAGACCTCGAAGTCTTCCAGCGAGAAGTCCCGAGAGTACTGCGACCAGGAACCCTGGATCTCTGTGAACCGGCTCAGGAAGGTATGGCGGATGAACTTGCTGAGGTAAGTAGCGAAGTCGGCAACCGACATCGCCTCTTCAGAGTCCCAATCCTCGATACCCTCACGCGCCTCGATGTAAGCATCGAAAAGGCGGACGTGAGTTCCTGGAGCCAGGCCCATCGTGTTGCCGGGCTGAGCTCCATAATTAGGCATAGGTATTCTCCTAGTATGCGTTCGGGTGGAACATCGCGACCTTCAGAGTCGCGGTGGCCGATGAAGCAACACCAGTCGCCCAAGCTCGCCCGATCGCGACTGCGCCGGCAGGAACAGAAGCCGCCGGGAAGAGCTGAGCGGTGGTGGCCGCCGGGTTGGAAGCGTACGTGAAGATCTTGGTGCCCATCGGGATGGTGCTACCATAGACGTTCTTCAGGATACGAACGCCGCCATCGAGGATCAGAGCGACGAGCTGGCCCGTGAGAGCGCTGTCGTCAACAACCCCGAAGAACCCGTTGTAGTAGAGAAGATCGCCTGCCGCGACGTTGTAAGGCGCTGGGATACTGATGCGCCGCCCGGCGTTGACGAAACCCCTGCTCATGCTGTGACCTCTTCCTTCTTAGCGGGCTTCATTCCGAATGCAGCCGCGACACTTTCATTGATGGAGTACTCGGACTTCTTCTCGGAAGCCGAGCCAGAAGATGGACCCTGTCCGGTGATCCTGGGACCCGCACCAACTGCAGTCAGTTCCTCCTTTGCTGAAGTGATGGCCTCGGTCACCGCCGATTCATTAAACTCGGTCTGACCCTCGAAGGCCAGCTGAACTCGCTTGCGTGTGGGCTCAGGAAGCCCGGACTTGGCGAAGGCCAGAACGACCTTCTCGTTGGCGAGACGGATCTTCTCATTCGTCTCGTCGATCTCCTTCTGCCGTGCTTCCATGGCAGAGGCGACCTCATCCTTGACAAGCTGGTCGATCTGCTCCTGCGTGAACGAAGGAACACCCGGCTTCGGCTGGGCTGCAAGAGCTTCAGCCTTGATCGCGTCGTAGAGATCGGTCGCGTTGGTCTTGATATCCTCGGCCGTGATGGCCTTCCAGTCGATCATGTCCCCTTCACTTTCAAAAGCTAAGATCTCCCCACCTGCAGCGGGATAGATAACGAAGTCCACAGAGTGTGGCTGCACGATCTCGTGGATGTCCTCGGTGACTCGACCAGAGCTCTCACGGACGCGAGTACCACGAACTAGAGCGTTGATTGAGTCACCCATGTAGCCCTTAGCTTGCTGAGCGAAGTCGTAGAATTCTTTGTTGAAGAAGACGACTCGTCCATCAACAGCCTTGGCGTCAGCATTCCAGCTGGTGCTCTCGATGGCAGCAACCATCTCGCTGATTGGGCGCTTGAGCGGCGGAGTCGTGCTGTGATTGGCGAACATACGAACACCATTGAAGATGCCCTTATCAGCTGAAGTTTTAAGGGCAGATTCACGGTAGTTGCGGTTGTTCTTAGAAAGCCCGGACTTGATCAGACGGAGATTAGCCGTCATCCGACCGGTACCCTCTTCAACCATGAACTCCGACTCAGTCAGGTCGAAGAAATCCTTCGCCGTGTACTCCTCGATCTTCTGGCTCCCTTCTGCCGCTGCCTGAATGGTCCCACAGTACGCCTTGGGATCCTTCTTGTCCGAGTTCTTAGCTACGCAGTCCGCGAAGTCTTTGTACTCGCCGAATGGCATTAGCTCTCGGCCTCCTCCTCCTCTTCAGCCTCAGCAGGCTGCTCCTTCGGATAAGGCGGTCCCTGAAGGGTGGTAAGCTCATTGCCCTTCTGGTTGAGCTGATACTTGCCGCCATTTGATGTAACGAAAGTACGCGTTGAGCCACGCGATCCGATGAGATCCGATGCCTTGTAGCCACTGAGCTTGACGAACCGATCCTTCAAGGCCTCGCTGGCCTCAGTGCTGACAACCACAGTGGTGGTAGTGGATTCAGGAGTCTGTGTCACGGTCTTTGAAAGAACCTCCGGAGCTGCCTTAGGTGCAGCAGTCTTTTCCTCAGCCACGTTCAAATCCTCTCGCTAGGGTCGGGAGAAGGTCCAGCCAGGTGCTCGATCTTGTCGTTTACCAGCTTGTACTTCCCTCCATTCCTCATTAGAACCGTTTTGGTGAGATATGACACTGAAAGGAGATCTGAGTACCCATAACCCAGTCTCTCCAGTAGTTTGGATAAGAATGAAGCTCGTTCAGCTGGTGTCGTAGATAACATTGACTAACACATCTTTCATCTCTTGCTGGAGGTCTTGGTTAGGGATTGGGAGACCGTTGAGAATGATTGTGCAGCCGCATCGCGTGAGCCCGCGACATAAGTCACCGGAACCCGGGATACCCGGGAGAACAGGTAGTCCAAGTCCAGAGTACTTCTCACGTTGATATGGACCGCCTTGTGAGGCGCCAATGCAATCAAGGCAGTGCTCGGTATCGCCAAGAGCCCACAGATAAGGTCCCGCTGGTAGGGCTTCAATGCGCCCAAGCTCAAACATCCCCCTGAGGCTTTGAAGATAGAGGCTGGCTCTTTGCTGTGGCTCGATCTGGTAGAAGCCTCCGGCGACCTCTTTCCCGAATGCTCGAAGGAAGCGCCGCTGCTGGTCGATTTCATCATTGATTACCCTGATGTCGCGGAGCGTCAGTGTATGAAAGGGGTCAATAGAAAGTGCTCCAAGAGCAAAAGTGATTCCAAATCCATCTCGGAGTAGGAGGGGGATAGCTCGATTGAATGATACGATATCAATATCACCGGCGGCAAGACCATCAAGGAGATGGACAAGTCGGGATCGAAATCGTTCAGCAGTGATTCGAAAAGTTCTTTTGAGGAGATCCCGCTCCATCCCTCCGAAGGATGGACTAAAAGACTGTAGGTATGAGCTATTGCCTTGGAAGACACGGTTCAGCATCTACTAGGCGGGCTTTGGCCCGTTCCTTTCCGGAGGAGTCCTTCCTTTCGCCACCGTTGCCAGATCTGGCGGTAGAGCGGAAGCATTACCGTCTCGTGCGTGGAAGCCGTTCCCATTTGCTGGCTTCCCGTTCGCGTCCACCACAGGGGCTGGGTTGCTCATGGCGTCGATCATGGCTTGCTTCTGCTGCTGTCGCTGAATCTCGAGCGCAGCCTCCTCAGCTTCTACCTGTGCCATGAGAGCATCCACGTTAGGCACGTTCATAACGGTGAGAGCACCCTTGATTGCCTCACGATGAACGACCTTGTTCCCTGGGGCAACGTTCTGAACGACCTGCGACCACGCAGTCGTGAACTTGACGACATCCTGCGAGATAAGTGGCGGGAACGATCCGCTTACACGGTCGATTTGCTTCTTTGCGTTCTCCACGTCAGTTGCGACGCGGATGACGTAGAAGATCATCTGGACGATGTAAGTATTAACCCACTCTTGCCAATCCTCGAAGGTCTTGACCATCGGCAGTTCCATGGCCTGAGCTGTCGCCAGGTTGGCGTCTCCGCCTTCACCAAAGTACTGTGCGAAGATGCCAAGGCCAGAACCAGCTGACATCAGGATGGCCTGTCCATCCTTCTCAGCATTGACAGCTCCCGTGTCTGTCTTCATCCAGTCGATGTCAACGGCCGGGTTGGAGTCGTAGACAGCTGCGGCAAGTGGCTTGGTCATCTTGCGGATGACGCTGGGGTTGTCAGGATTGTCGTACCCGACATCCAGTCCACCGAACTTGCCCTGGAACTGAGCTACTCCAGTCGGCCCAGCCTTGATCTTCCGCTTGAAGGCGATCGAAGTTGCTGCCTCGTTGATGGCAGCACGGTTCTCGATGAACTCCTTGTAGACGCGGAAGTACTCTCTCGAGGCAAAGAGTTCTGAGATACCGCGACGACCAGTTTTCGTCCACAGAGGGTTGACCATGGAATGGAAGATGCGTTCGCTGGGATCAGCCAGCTCCTTGGCCTTGATCTTGACCTTCTTCTTGATCTCAACGAGCTGTTCCTCGCTGACCCTATGATCAAGATAGTACTTGACTTGTGGCTCACCGTCCGGAACGTATCTCTCACCGTCGAACTTGAGCTCCTGCCAGACTCGCTTGTAGTAAGCTGGCATGAGACGGTTCTGTGGGTGGTAGATGATCATCTCGATCTCTTCGAGAGGAATCTCAGTCAGCTTGACGTATGGTGGAGCTGGATCCTCGAAGCAGATCATGAACTTCTCGCCGTCAACGACGTTCCCGTCCAGCCAATCCCTCATAGCTTCGTTAGAAGTGAAGGCCAGCTGATTCTCGTCGTCCCGCCAGAACGAGTTCACAATATCCCCGAGCGGGTCGGCCTCCCCCACCTCGATACCTGATGTCGGCTCCGGAGCGGAAGAGGGAAGCGAGAAGACGCTAGAACCGCCACCAGTCGATGCTTCAGCTGCTGGCTTCTTCGCGAACGGATTCGCGTGAGTCGCTGGAGCTCCCAGGGGATTAGGAGCATTCTTTGGAGGTGCTCCACCGGGCGGAACTGGATCTACTGGCTTGGGGGCGGAAGCCTTCTGGATGGCTTTCTCAGGATCAGGCCCGATGCTGACTTGGATGCCACGGCCAAGGGTGAAGCGGAGAATCAGTTTGACGCCTTGCTTCGCTAACGGATTCTCCTGCCTCATCCGCCGCATCCGGTTGATGTAATTCTTGCGGTTCCCTAATGGAACGATGTCCTGCACGTTATAGAGGTCGTACAGGTTGATGTAGTCCAGATCCTCGATTTGATGCTGCAGAAGCACATTATCATTACTTACCTGCTCGAGTCGCTGACCAAGCTGATCAACGATATCATCGAGCCCAGTAACTTTTGCTATGGCTTCCTGGATCTGGTTCATTTAATCTCCCCTGCCGCGGCGAACCCGCCAGCCTATGGCAAGTAGAATCCCAGCGATGGCACCCAGCAAAGCACCGCGTTCATTGATGCCCACAGAGCCCGGGGTAAGGATCGCACCTATCAGAACGAGGGCGATAGCGATAAGAGCCCATAGTGCCGCTTCGTGGGGATCGAGGTTAGACGGCACTAGTAATCTCCTAAGCTGACCCTCTCTCGGATACCTGGATCGAATTCCTCATAGTCCAGGTATTGCATCTCTTCTCGTTTGATATCTTCATTGAAGAGTGCTGGGAACGTGTTGTAGTAGCCGTACCGGACAGCATCAATCCCATGGTTGTCAACGTCCACAGGGAGCTCAGTAGGGTTAGTGTCTATCCTCTTCCTGATCTCGTCCGGGTAGTGGTACTGGCCGTGTTCTTTGATGACGTTCTTGCATTTGGGATCGTACGTGATCCGGGGTACGATGTTTCCATCCGTGGATCTGAGGGGATCTCGAAGGAACTGGTGATGTACCTCGAGTCCCTTCTTGATGCTTGGCTTCTCTCCCCACGCGCGATAGCCTCTAAGTCGCCAAGTAGCAGCAGCTTCAGCCGCTGCCTTGTCGATAATGACGTTAAGCTCTGCCTTCGGCCGTCGGTAGTCGTTGAGGATGTACCCGCCCCACTTGTCTTCCGCAAGCGCGATGATGCGGTCTGACGTATGCTGTGTAAGGTAAATCTCATCGAGTACCCTCACTTCTTCTTCCGGGGTTACCTGAACCAGAAGAACACAGTAAGGAGCTGACGTGCCTGGGTCGATCCACAGGGCAGTGTCAAGCGAAGGATTGTAGATATGAGACCGAACGTGGATATTTTGATCGAACTCTGGGAAGACCAGACCACCGTATGAGATGAACTTAGCTTCCCATTCTTGTGCGAAAGCCTCCGGCGTCGAAGTACGTCGTGCTTCTTCTATTTCCTCCGGTCCCAGAAGCGGATTCTCTGACGAAGGGATCTGCCAGGACTCCCATCCCTCCTCGTGATCAGGGTGGTCAGCTTGACCTCGATTGAAGAAATCAAAGAACCAATTGAAACCGCGAGGAGTACTAGTGAGAAGAGCGTCACCTCGCCGGTCTGCGAGAGCAGGACGAAGGTACTGATCCCAAGTACGATGCTTAAGGCGAGCAGCTTCTGCACAGACGACAAGATCCAAACCCTCTCCAATGAGCTGGTCTGGGTTCTCTTCTGAGCGGCACTCGATCATGGTACCGTTTGATAGCTGCATGAAAAGCTCTCGTTCCGACTTGCGCCGGACTGGAATGAGCTCTCGCTCAACGATGAGCTTCCATGCAACACGGAATTCCTTCTCAGCCAAGTCCATCGTCGGACCAACGATCCAGATGTACGATTCTGGAATGATGGCCTGTGCGAAGACTTCCCTACCGCCTAAGAGTGATTTACCAATCCGCCGGCCACCATCAACAACCCTGAAGCGAGCTTTACTCGAATGGATTGCCTTCTGATAGGGTAGAACTGTTAAGTTCGAAGACTGGAAAATCCGGCTCTTCTGCAGTGGAGTTCTGAGCAAGGACCGCTGCGATGATGGTATCGTATTGGGTTGTGCCAACATTTACATCACCCGCGATATTGACTCCAGCTTTGCCACCGATGGGGCCGGCAACACGATCGAACACCCTCAGTAGATCAAGCAGCTCAATTTGCTCGATCTTCCCCGGCTCTGTCCGCTTCTCCATCTCCTTGATGACCCGTCCCCGGATCTTCGAGAACATGGTATTGCGGAGTTCCTCAATTCTTGAACGAAACTCAGCATCTGTGTAGTATTTCTTCACCTGGCGAACTGAGACGCCAGCGTGAGTTGCCGCTAATCTAAACGAGCCTCCGGCGGCGAGAGCTGTCGCTGCCATCTCCATATGCGCGCGCATGGGGGCATACTTGAGACGTTGGGCGCGGAACCGCTCCGATCGCTCCTCGAAGCTCTCTCGCTTAGGATCCAGAACTCGTAAACCCTCTCTCACGGCAGGGAGAAGGTTGCGATCATGTCCTGAGTATGTCTCTTCCACCTGTTCCAGATGAGCGGGTCGTCGTGGCTTAGCGCGAGCTTGCGTAGCTCGTTCGACGTGAAGCTCGTCCTTCTCTTCTCCGGTCCAAGGTGAGATGTTCTTCTCTGGCTCAGTCATGGAGGATCTCTCTCAATACCATGCGGATGCCTTTCGACATGGAAAGGTGAACCCCATACGATGTCATCATCATCCGCTTCCGAATGACTGGAACCTCTGAACCACAGAGGGTCATCAGTAGTGGGGTAGCGAGCTTTGGCTGAACCCCCATGATGTTATAGAGTGAAGTGGCAACCGGATAGGTGTTTTTGTTGGGAACTCCGTACCTCCGCTTCCGAATCTTCCGATATTCCTGAAGATTTTGTCCTGGAAGCGGAGGAATGAGGCCTAAGTTCGCCTTCAGGTGAGCCATGAACACCGTGGAAGTCTCTGGGTTGCCGTTCTCGGCCAGAAGCTTGTGCTCGTGGATTTTAGAGGGGATCTCAGTTTCCCAGATCTGCTTGATCTGGCATAGGCCACAGAAGCGGACTTCAGGGAGGTTCGTGTAGCCCAGAAAGAAGAGAGCTGAGTGTCCACAGGGCAGCTCAGGGTACTGTTGATGGTAAACCCTGGCTATCTCTGTGGATAACAATTCTGAACTCTTCCCTGAAGGTTGCCTAGGCTGGCAAAAGCTTCGACGTCAAAACTGAGGTTTCCCACTACCGCGAAAGTGCGGGAGTTTAGTTCCAGGAGCTCTTCCCCTGGCTGGACCTGTGGGTAGATCCAGATGGAATTGGTGGGAGTTTGAGTTGGAAGCTCTTCCCTGGCTCTATCCTAAGACATCACCTGGAAAATGTCAATGTTCATCTTCTAACTACCAACAAACTCTTCACTGAGTTGGCTTAGAGAAGGCTAAGCTTACATCTACTAACCTCCAGAACCAAAACTGCCTTTTCTCTGAGCGGTAGAGAGATGAAGTGTTTAGATGGCTAAACTGAACTCTTCCCCTAAGAACCTCCAAGGGAAGTTCCAGTTTAGTAAGCTTGCCTGGGATTTGGGGTAAGCTCATCTTCAAAATACAAACTGACATCATCAAATAGTTTCCCAGCTACATCTTAAAATAGTGCGACAGTAAAGACATACCACTTTGATAGCTAAGAAGTCACTGATGTCCATCACGCATCGCCACGTGACAATCTAGGCCACAGGACATGGCCGGTCCCTGGACCCTTAAGGGCACATCAGATCATACTATTTCTACTTACATCTTCTAAACCACCAACACCCTCATTATGTCATTAGGGGACAGGGGACAGACATGGTATGGTGAGTGTGTCGGGCGACCAAGTGCGTCACCCGCTAGGCCCCACGGGGCAGGAAGGGACTAGCCAAGTGGCAGTCACCTACACGCCGAACGTCATCGCACGCGAGGCAAGCACCAAGACTCACCCGGTCACGGCCAAGACCGTGCGCGGTCTCGCGCGGGCGACCATCGCCCGTTTCGACAAGACCAAGCACCCGGAGTACCAAGGCCATGCGTACAGCGCTGCGGAGCGGACAGCGCTCCTGTCCGCGCTCCGCGCGCGGGCGCAGCGCTCCGCTCCGGTCGCGACCAAGGCCAAGCCAAAGGCCAAGGCCCCGGCCAAGGCCAAGGCCCCGGCGGTCGTCGCATGACCTGCCAGCGCTGTCGGGTCCGCTCCGCCGTGGAGTGGCGCTCCGGTCTGTGCATGGTCTGTCTGCGATGGGCGACAGCCAAGCGACCCGTCCGCTAGCGGACAAACGAAACGTGCGCCCTACGGGGCGCACGTTTTTTTTCGGCCGATACATAAATGGAGATTTATATGTCCCGGTCATTATCTGCACGGCGCAGACATTGCACGGCGCAGGGTCGGTTGGGTTGTTGCGGACGCAACTACCCATCCGATTTAGACCAAATGGTCTAAATCGGAGGAGGCAAGAAGCGAGAGGGCGGAGGATGTTCTTAAGGAGATTAAAAACTTGGGAGCTCTTCCCTACCCTCGGCGCCTCCAAATCGCGCGAGTTTGAAAAGTTTTTGTAGGTTTGATGCCAACAGGCAACCTCCAAGATCCTACGGGACTAGGTTCCACAGGAACCGCCTAAGGAGGCGCCTTCGGAACCTCCAAAGCTCGCCTAGGATCCTGTTCCAGCGAGCATCCGCAGCCATCCGGGCATCCGGAACCTCCATAACATCCAACCACAGGACTTACTTTATGAAGCGGTGGGCGGAGGTTCCTCTTAAGGAAGGAAAGGTGGGAGATATGTAGGTAGTTATGATACGATGGCCAGACGGCGGTTATGATATGATTATTGTAGGTAGTTATGTAAGGATTTAAATCCCATCAATAATCATATCATAACTACCTACAATAACTATATCATAAACTTGACATATACCCCACAGGATCCCCACATATACTACGGACAAATCTTCTAGCTGGCGAGCATTCTACCTAAAGAGGCGCCTTGCGGTTCCACAGGTTATGGATGATCTTCTGTGTCAGTGAACATCTAAGCTTGGCTCCAAAAAGACAAAGCTATCCAGAATGGGAGGTGTGAAGGCAGATCCTGGTGCTGACGAGAGGTGATCTTTAGAGATTGGGCGTGGGTTTGATCCTTACTGGCAGCATTCCCAGGTCTGACTGCCTTATCATATCTACCTACATATCCTCCCCAGGGGATCCCAGAGGTTGATTGAGGTAAATCTTCTAGCTTACATCCAGCTAGGCAAGCTACAAAAAAGGGCAGAAGGTAGTGGAGAACTGCTACCCTCTGCCCAGTTGAGAAAGGCTAGAGATTACTCGTCGTCGTCCTCTTCCTCATCTTCCTCTTCGACATCATCGTCGCCCTCATCGGAGGTGAGATCGATGTCGGCCACTTCCTCGTCCTCGGCAAGATCGTCCAGCTCCTCGAGCTCGGCGCTGACTTCCTCTGCCGCGTCCTGGGTCTTCTTACCCTTGGCCTTCTTGGGTGCCGCGGTGGTCTTCTTCGTGGCTCCGGCCGCGATTGCAGCCTTGAGTCGCTCGAC